GCCATCTCTCTTGGTAATACTGGTCCTGTTGGTTTTGGTCCGAAAGGATTTATAGGTTTAGTTGGATCTTCAGGTAAAGGTTGGCCTCCTGATAAAGTCATGTCTTTAAAAAATTTTATTACTTCTTCTATATTGTTTGGGTCTCTTCCTTCACTTGCTTTAAAAGTTTCTATAGCTTCTTCTACTGTAAGTCCTTCAGGTATACCCATAGCCATCGCTTGATCTTGTTCCGGGGACTTTGGTCCCTCAGTACCTTCATAAGTAATAGGTTCAGCGCCTGTATTCAGTGAGTC